TCATGACGTGCTCACCGTTATTGAATTAACCTTCATTGTCACTAATACGGGATTTTGTGTCTGTGGGGACATTGTATCATTCTGATCAAAAAACGTCCTGCTTCCAACAGTAACAACAACAGGCTCTTTTCGGGCAGGTCGTGAGTTTTCTAGTGATTCCCCGTCCGCCTTGTGAGTGGATGGATTTTCCTGTGGATGCTTAGCCTCAAATTCTGATTTATGAACCAAGGACCCATTCCATTCTTTTTTCATCTCCTTGTAAGGAAATGCCAATCCACTCCTGTCGGATATGGCTTTTGAATGTTTTCCACTTGCATTAGGCATTACATAACTCCTATCTTAGGCACCAGATTAACGCTTGTTCTTGTGCTGTCTTCCGCCGCAGCTCGTTGCCATTCGTCCTCATAAGAAGCTTTCAGTAATTGAATTCTATCGGGAGCTTTCTTCATCGCCAAATAATAAGCGAGACCCGCTGTCAGACTTGGCAGGAATCTGAAAGGAACTTCCGCATTATTGGTATAGTCTCCCGCGTCCTGCAATCTTGTCAAGGCATAATACTTGAATGTATCAGCGGCATTGGGTGTAGGGTAAAGATAAAGTTTCGGGGTTATGGATCTTTCAAGAAAGAACTGTGTTGGCGTCGCTTCCGTTGTCTTTTTGGATATATGCAAGTACTCCGCCCTGCTCAATCGATCAAGTTGCTTGTCAACAGTCGTATCGGATGCTTCATACAGGACCGCGGACATGATATCAACTAGATCCGTATCAAGGTCATAGCTTGTTGTACTGGCTGTCAGAGTCTGTGTTCGCTGTTCAATTGTCCAGAGATTCAACCCTCTGTTCGCCCATTCCGCGAATAAAAGGTTCATGGATCGTCGAGCCATTTTTAAGTCAAAGCCCGAGCGCACGGAAAGACCGCATCGCTCGAATGCTTCTTCTATGACCTCTTCGATCGTCAGGTCAAATGTTGTAGTGCCTGAAAGAGCCATTTAAACTCCTTAGTAAGATTTTCGTAGTTCTAAGATAATCGTATAATGATCATTAGACGTATGATGTAATGTTGTTAAATCAATATCACCATCAATTCCACTGCCGGCATTATTTTTAATGCCACCAAAAGATCTAAAATCAAGATGTCCTACAGTTGGTTCTAAAGCCACGCCACCACCTAACATGATCGCCTTGACATTACTTGTGGCGTTCCATTCTAAATCAACGCGCATTCCAGAGATAGAGTACCAAATTTGTTGAATATGAACTCGTGCGCAAGCCGTGCCGTCTGCTTTTGAAGTTAAAGATGCAACATCAACTTTTTCAACTGATGCCTCACCTGAACCATCTGATATGTTTGTGAATTTCATGACAGCGATTCTATCACCGTCAGATAAAGTTTGACTTGTTACGGCATCTGCCATTTTTTCCTCCTATTGGAGAGAGGGGACTTTCGTCCCCGCTCCATTAAAGTTAATTATTATGACGCAAAAACAAAAGCGCCAGTTACTTGAGTGGTCTCAGTCGATAAATCATAAGCGATCGTCCAAGTTCCTTTTTCATAGCATACAAAATAAAGTTTGCATCCTGTAGTTAAAAGGTTTGTCGCTGCGTTTGCGGGAGTGAACGTTAATAAGGTTTCACTGGCCGCTGAAGAATCGAAAGAAACTTCTGAACTGCCCCTGCTTTCAATTATTGATCCTGTTTTATAAACATCTGATCCTGCACAATCAAAAGATAAAGTTGCTGTTCCACCTGTCGTATCTTTAGTTTGAACATAAACTACGACTGAACCTGCCGCCGCCGCTGGCAATGTAGCCGCGCATGCCGCCGCTCCTGTGTAATTTACGTAAGTTATAGTGTCAACCGCAAGTGTTATTGTACTTGATGTCGCTACATCTGATAAAGATAATCCAGTTAAATCTGGTAACTGTGAACCGTATCTGGTTGTTACCGCGCCAGTCGTAGCGTTTTTAGTCGCTACTTGAAAGCCCTTTTCCGAACGGACTGGGCCGTTAAATGTTGTAGTTGCCATTTTAAAATCCTCGTAGTTGAATCATACCGTCGCTTCTACGATTGTCTGCTAGGTCAGTCGGTACAATTATTTAACCCTAGTTGTAAACGGGGCGGACAAGCCGCCCCATAAATATTAATTAAGCACCTGGTGATCCGAAGATACCGCGCCAGTCAGACCAGCCGAAGCTGTATCTTTCTCTTGCTTTGTATCTAACGTTGCCAGTATCAAAGTCACCTTCCATTTTAGTGGAAACAGGTGTTCTTTGGAAATGCTTCATGCCATTTGGAGCATCGGTTTTAATGAACCACGCGTCAGTATCAGTTAAGAAATTATTAACTACATACCCTTGCGGGATCATTCCCATGCTTCTATTAGCATTAATATCATTATCCGCAGTAGCTGGTCTCAATTGCGATTTCATCAGTCTCTCAGCAGTAAATTGAAGATTAACTGGAATGATCATTTTTGTGCCGTTAAGAGAAATTTTCATTCCTCTTTCGTCTTTCATTCCAGCAATGTCAATTAAAGCTTGCTCAAGAGATGTTTCGTTAAGATCCGCAGCAGTTGATAGCTCGTTTTTGACGTTTCCGCCAAGAGTAACGTGGGCTGTAGAGAAAAGCTCTAAGCCGTCGCCACCAGTATAAGAGCTATTGAATCCTCTGTTGAGAACATTAGCGCCTTTTACTTGCTTAGCGTTTGACATCGAACGTGCCAATGCTTTGGTATAACGTGAACTGATTTTATCGTAAAGGTTGTCCTCTACTGCTTCTTCAGTTATTGAAAAAGCCAATGCCAGAGTTTCGTGAGTGTATCTCGCAGTGAAAGTTTCAGTAGCATCGTCGTAATTGACTGAACCACCTTCAGGTTTCACTTGAGCACTTCCAAAACCGGATAGCATTACTTCTTCTTCGAAAGCACGATCAGAATTTTCAGTGTCGAAAATTTGTGTGTGCTGATTTTCGTAGCGGTCGTATTCCAACCCAAACAAGGCGTTGAGGCCTGGTTCAAGTTCTTTGACCAACTGGTTTCTAGAAATTGCCATTTATTTGCCTCACTCTAACTTAATGCGGTTGTTAACTTCCAAGTATGCTCGGCTGTATTCATCACTACGTATGCATTACAGTTAGCAGAACTTGTATCGCTATTGTCAGGATCTGTTGAGATTCCGATCTGTTTAAACTGACCAGATGTATCAACTTCAGATGTATCAATCTCCTGTGTAGATCTTCCAGTAATAGTGCTTCCACTAGTTCCTACAAAATCATGTCCACCGAAGTTCATCGCTGCCGTTCCTGTTTCATCATGTTGTGCTTCGAACACAATGTAAGGATCGTCATAGACCATAGCTTTTAAGTCACTTGCATTAGTACTTGCCGGATAGTATTTTGACCAAGTTGGTTTGCCAGTCGTTGGATCCGTATAAGAGACACCATAAAATATGCCTAGAACCACCGCGCCTACGGCACAGATTTCAATTCCGCCCGCAGTAACAGCCGTTACAGCTTGACCTGTATAGATCGCTGTATTGTAGTTCGCTGCAATTTTATATTCTCTCGCACGAATCGTTCCACCAGCTAAGTGTGCCACGGGTCTAAACCCGAAAGCCGCATCTTGATTTGCCATTGGAAAAATCCTCCGATTAAGTATTAATATTCAATTCGATGGAGGAAGAGCTAAAAAATTAGTTTTTCCTGTTACCACCGAAGGTTACACGACTTTGCCTATCAGGTTTACTGATTGGCATACTGGGATGTTGTTCCTTCAATAGATCGCTTTCTATTGCGTCGTCTCTGTCCTGCGTTCTATCCGCAAAATAAGACATACGTTCTTCCACGATTTCTTCCGGAATCTTTGCCAGTAATAATCCTCCAACTCCTATAACACCTGCATATTTGCCATCCTGTATTGTTGGATATTCGCCATCGGAATCAGCTCTTACAAGCTCAAATCCTTCTCTTAGTCTAGCCGATAAATTTTTATTATCTTCTTTTCCTAAGACTTCAGCGCGTATCCACCTATGCTTGAACCCGTCGGGTGCAGGTGGTGCATCAAGAGATGATGGTGGTGCCCATGGTTTCCTTCGAGTCGTTTTGTCTCGGGTCTGGGCAGCGCGTGGAGTTTTCTTTTCATTTAATTTATCCATATGCCTACTCCTTCACGTATTTCGCATATTCTTCAAGTGGCACACCTAATTTTTTAGCAATCGCTACTTGTGACGGTGTGAGTCTCACGGTCTTGCGTCCAGTACCTGAGGTTCTTGAGGCGGATGCAACTGTCTGGACGGGCTTGCTGCTTGCCTGTTCTCCCCCGTTAAACTTATGGGGAAATTCCTTGCGAATGCGTTTGTCAATTTCCTCGTAGTATTCATTGCTTGTAGGATTGAATCCGTCCTCCTCCACAAGCCTCTTGTGAATGCCGAACGAGGCGTATGTCATCGCTTCGTCTTTTCCAAACCATTCGTTTTTTTCAGCCCAAGCTTCCGCTTTAGGATCAGGTCTGGGTTGTTGAACTCTACTTTGTACAGGTTGTTCACCTATTTGTCCAGCGTTTTTTAATGATTCCTCATATTTTTTTCGCTGATCCTCGGTGGCTTTTATGCGCTCCTCCTCAATGGCCAGCCTCGCCAGCGACTGATTCGCGGCAACCTGGGCGTCCACGTCCCCTTTCGCCACGGCGTCTTTAAGCTGAATCTTGGCTGATTCCAGTTGGGATTTCACGCGTCCCGTGAATTCATTGACGTATCCGTCGTCCAACTTGTCAAATTTTGACTGTAAATTGTCCCTTTCACCCTTGACTTGCTGGGCGTAATTGACGGCTTCTTTTTCTCTTCTTTCCGCTTCGCGAATTTTATAGGTCATGCGGTCAATACGCTTCTTGACGCCTTCGCTGTATTCCTCGCGCTCGTCTTTTTCTTCTGTTTTAGATTCTTCTTTTTCTTCCGGTTGTTCCTCCTTGACGGTAACTTCCGGAGTATCTTTTTTTGTTTCCTTTTCTTTTAATTCAACATCCACGGAATCACCGGATACGTCCAGTTCGACCATAGGATCTTTTGCTTCTGCTTCGGGCATGGTTTCCTCTCCATGTTAATGGGTTACCGGCGATAGAATGCTTTCCGGGTCGTCAGTTGTGCCCAGAATTTCATCGTCGTTTAAAATGCGCAGTTCCCCGCCTTCAATATTGAGGCGCGAACCAGCGTAGCGGGCGAATATCGCCCAGTCTTTCTCCTTGCACCAAGGTCCGTTTGGAAAACGCTCCTTGTCACTGTACGCGTCCGGTCC